AACCACATTCGCTCAATGGCTTTTGGATGGTTGACAAGATGTTTGCCAATGACGCATACTTTGACTTGAAGAAAGGGTTGTTGGACTCCTTTGCTACCTTGCTCACCGATGCTTGGAATTTTACCAAAGCACCAGCGATGTTCTTGATTGATTCTGATTTATTCATAGGAAATTTGTTTTTTGTCCGAGCATAAATAACACCGTGAATTTGTCGGGTTCAAGATAGAAGAACCGCTCCGATTCAATGCCGACCAAAGTGGTCTCAACGCATCCACCGAAATAGACATCACGCTTCAACATATACGGCTCAAGTTCATCAAAGTGGTGGTTCAGTAAATAGTCATCCACTTGCTTGTCGGTATAGACATACCTATCCCCACCGATTGTGAGAATCCATCCGTTGATTGTTGCCTCAAGCATTGTTCACCTCCTTCAATGCGATTTGAACAACCAATTTTGCTTTGGGAGAAACGATGTTCCCCTCAATTAAATACTTGCGAACCGTTGGGAGAGATACCCCAGCTTTACGAGCGACTGACTGCAATAGCCCTTGTCTGCGTTTCATTTTAATCTCTTCAATTGCTTTCGTGTAATCCATAACGAGAGCAAAAGTAAATTAAAATTACTAAACTAAAAAGTATTTTTTTATTTTTGTTGATTATTTTTTCACTTCCACCGCAAAAATCAAGTCACCAAGACGAGCATTCAGCTCATTGACCAACTCCATTTGTAGTGATTCGGTCAACGCATCCGACAAGAAGTGCGTTGCCTTTGTTCCCCTTCGGTGAATCTTCCTTGCGATGGCTTTGGCAAGTGACTCATACGACATATTTGGGTTTGTTGGCTTAATTCCTTTGTAGGCGATCCATTCTTGGATGGACTGCCATAGGTACGGAGTGCCTTCAATGTGACCGTTGCGTGTGGGTTTCCTTCCGTATTCCACAAACTCCCAATAATCTTCAGCAAGAAGGATGGTGTTGATGGATGTGGGTGACTTGACAATCTCTCCCGGCACGAAGGATTGCTTCAAAGCGGACGAAGCGTTAATCTTTTTCTCGTCCATTGAACGAGCGATTTCAGGATAAACCCTTTGATTCCACCAATTCTCAATGATTTGGTTCAACAAGTCATCGTTTCCACCTTCACCAAGAAAGGTGTCAAGTGCATCGCCTAATTTGCTTAAATCTATTTCAGCCATCCTACAAGCATTAAAACTGATAAACCTATACTGATGTTCTTGAATAGCGACAAAGTGCGTGAGATGGCTTTATTTTCACTCACAAGGGCATTGTTCTTCTCTCGCAGATATGCGTTATTGATTCGCACCTTCACAATGATGCTATCTTGTTCGGCAATTATGATGGAATCCGATGTCACAATCTTACGAAGAACCGTGACTTGTTCTCTTGCAATCGCTCCTTTCACCAAATAGTGGTTGGCTTGTTTGATGGTATTTGTATCAACAAGGACTTGTCCATAACTGGTCAACGGAAGGAGCAGAATCAACAAGAATCTCATCTTACAAAGTAGCGTTTTTCTTCGTTTGTTTTTCCTTCTCTGCGATGAGCTTGTCAAGATACCACTTTGCCTTGTACAAATCCTCCAGTCCGTTTTTGTCCTCACATCTCCAAAGGTACTTAATCACATTTGCGGTGCAGACGGCAATGAGTCCCTTCTTCCTGATGGTTGCTGACTCAATTGCATCAATGCACTCTATATCCCCTTGCTTGTAGTGTGTTGGGTTAATTGCATCCATTGTCTCACAAAGGTATAGTAACTCTCTTCAATCACGATGATGTGTCCACCTGTCATAAATAGTTGCGTATTCTCAAAGAACGCACAAGCAGCGACAATGTGTTGCTCATTTACAAATCCATCTTCCAAGATTTGCACAATCTCGGGTTCAATCCCAACGGATTCAAGCCACGAGTCGTTCTTTTGTTCCAGTATGATTTGCACTTTCATCATAATGTCTTGTGAGTATAGGCGTGAATCTTGCGTGTGGTTGACTTGTCTCGGAATGGTTTGAGAATTAACCAGCGACCTCCGATTGGTTTTGGACTTGCACCTCTTTCAATGTGCCATCCTTTTGATCCATCTCCGTATTCTTCTTTGTACGCACTTGTCCGAATCATCAAGATGTCCCTCAACATCACCGTGTCGTGTTGAGTTAACTGCTCAACGGTGTAGGTCATCTCATAGTCCTCGTGAACATGCCCCATCCAAATCGCATCAGCTCCCTCTACATTGACGCTCATTCGGTTGTGCTGGATAGTTCCACGAGTAACCGCACCACCGCCACCAAATCCGTGCATATACTTAATCTTGAAAGATTGTGTCGTATTGCCATCGTTGAACTGGATGCGAATCCATCCACCATATCCTCCCACCTGAATATCCGAACCGGTCTTGTAATTTAACAAGGTCACAAAGCGTTCAATGATGTCCGTCTCTTGGCGTTTTAAGATGGCGGTCTCGTGATTGCCATAGGCAACCAACTTGATGAGATGTGCATAAGGTGTAAACCAATCAACTGCGGTGTTGATGATGGCATCAAAGTAGTTTGCGGAATTGTGTTCAGGACGGATGTCGCTCTTGGATTTGCGTGGATCGTATGCACCTTGCATCAAGCAAAACAAATCTCCGTTGATAAGTATGTCGTGATTTCCTTTGAGTGCTTCGTCAAGATGCTTCTTCAACAACTCCCGGTCACACTTGGGATTGTCCCAATGTAAATCCGAAATGAGAAGGACTTTCGTTTCCTCCCATCCCTTTTCAATTCGCACTACATTGTTTTTTTTCATATGGTGTCCAAGTGGATGTGTAATCCTATCGCCTTTTTCAAGCCCTCTGCTGAAGGTTTGAAGGTGTCAAGGTAGATAGTATCAAATGAGTTGATTCGTTTGATGAGCGTGTCTCTTACAAGTTTCTCCCTCTCCACGATTCTCTCGTGCATCTCTACATTTATCGGTCGTTCAATGCGGACTGGTCTTTCTAAATTGAAGAAAGCCACAACCACGCTACACAGGAACAACGCAAGTATTAAATAGATAAGGAGTGTTGACTTGGAAGTTGATTGCATATCCTGAAAGAATGTCGGTTTTGGCATCGTAGAAAGGTGAAGCGTTGGAAGTAACTACCAATTCAAAGTCCTCGTCATCTTGGGTGTTGTCATCAATCAAAGCAAATACATCTGCAATGATTTGTGCGGTGTCCGAAAGTACCTCAATGACATTTGATTCACTCTCAAACACACGATCCATCACCAACAATGCAAAGTTGTAGGTCATCAAGTTTCCAGTTGTTGACAAATTAAACCCATCAGGATACAACCAAACAAGCGGATAATACTCAACATTCTCAACCGTGAGATTGGACTGCTGACCAACTCCGAACTTGCCGACCATTTTATGGCTTTCGGCTGCGGTTTGAATCTTTTTGATTATTTGGTTTAGTGTCATTCTTCAGGAATTTGAGAAGCTTTGCCTCGTTGTTTTTCTGCCACTTATTTGTCCTCGTTGGGGAAGTCATAATTCCAAAAGCAATCTTGTGAAGTTGGAAGATAGATGCCACCCACAAAAGCGGTGTTCTTTGGACGGATGGTGTCAATGGTATTGCCGGGATTCAAGAATAACGGATAGTCATTGGTATTTGTACGCAAGTAATCACGCAACCTATTCGCATAATACTCCGCTTTGTCACGGTATCTGCCCTCAATCATTGTCATCTCCTCAACTGATACGGCACGAGCGTTGTCACTCTCTCTACTTGCTACGCTCTTATTCATCAGTTTGAAGGTCATTGGGAGCATTGCTTCGGTCAAGGTGTAGTATTTCAAACAAGGTGCGATGTAAGAGTCCAAAAGGGTTGTATTCAATTGAGTCAATGTTCCAGCGAATGCCTGAACTTGCAACTCATTGTAAATGCCTGAACCGATGACATCCCTCACATAAATCTCTTGAGCTTCTTTGATTGCTGACTTGAGCAATTTATCGTCAACATTCTCATTCAAAGGAGTGTTGTCCTTCAAATAGGTTGTTGAAATGAAGTATACAAAGTTGGTCATCGTTTAATTCTCCTCAATAATTTTTGAACCCAAATGTGACGGCATTGTGGTGTGGTGATTCCTGTGCTTGGGTTGGTGTACCATTGACCTCTTCTCTTCCATACATCATATTCCAACTCTGCTGACATCATATTGATGTCCTCACGAGAATACACACGACCACTATTCACAACATCCGTGCAGAACTTACGAGATGTATCAATCAAAAGTCCTCCGCTGATTCCCGGTGCAAGTCCGTATTGATAGCGAACCACCAATTCAGTTTGAAGGTTCTTGATTTCGTCCAATCCTTTTGGGGTGGTCTCCAATCCATCCTCGTATGATTTAACCAATTCCGCTTTGGCAAGTTTAGCAATCGCATCAGCAACAACCTTTGCGTCAAGTTTGGTGATGTTTACAATGTCTCCCACCTGTAAACCTTTGTTCTCTTTCAAAACATTCAAGATGGCAGATTCAATCGCATCGGCAAACTCAAACTTCGCCTCCTCAAACTCTTCGGCTTTCTCTCCGTACTTGTTGAATACAATCAAATCACGCTCATCATCCCAACCGAATGGGTTTT